TATATCTTGTTCTTTACATTTTTCAGTAATTTCTCTATTTTTTTGAGAAATTTCATTATTACTATTTACTAATGTATCATCTATATCTGTAACAACTAATTTTATCATACAAAAGCTCCTTTTTTTATCGCTAGGGGGGTGCAAAACCCTCTTAGGGGGTGCATCATTTAACGATTTGTTCTATCCTTGATTTAATCATATTCTACAAATCTGTTTAACCCTCGTTTACTCAATATATTATATCAGATAACCTTAATCTCTCATAGTAAAAAAGAAAAAATCATATCAGATTGATATGACTTCTCCATTTTTAAAATGAATTTCTATTCTTTTTTCTTTATGAATTATTAACTTTTCTACCAAATAATTAAATAGCTTAGTATCGTATTCTGTTAGTAACTCATCTTGTTTTTCTAATGAGTCTATAAATATTTTCAGTTCTCTTACCCTTTTATTTTTGTTCAGTAAATCTAAGTTTTTCTGTTCTAATTGTTTCTCTAACAATTTATATTCTTCTATCAGTTTATTATATTTTCTAGTGTACTCTTCTTGATTTTGTGCTATTTTGGAATTTGTTATTATCAACTTTTCTACATCAGCTCTGATATTTTCTAATTTTTCTTCAAGTTGAATGATCTCATCATCTAACCTTCTGTCTTCTTTTATCATCTTCATTAGGAGTTTTATATTACCTATAATTTCTTTTCTATTATCAATTACCTTGTTTAATGCTGATACTATCCATCTTTGAATTTCATCATCTCTTATATGAGGAGTATCACATTTTTCTTCATTCTTATACTTATCTTTACATCTATATATTGTCTCTTTATATTTATCGGTTGAGTGCCATAAATGTCTCACGTATGAACTACCGCAACATCCACACCTAATTTTTCCAAAGTAGTTTTTCTCTGTATACCATTTTTTATTTTCGCTTAGCTGTACTTGAACTGCATCAAATACTTCTTTATCAATTATTGCTTCATGGCTATTTTCTACATAATACTGAGGTAGCTCTCCGTTGTTCCTTTTCTGAGTCTTGTTTAAGAAATCTGCTACATAGTATTTTTGAAGTAAGGCATCACCTTTATATTTTTCGTTTGTTAAAATACTTCTTACACTGCTATAACTCCATTTTTCTTTTCCTCTTGGTGTCGGTATTTTATTTTCAGTTAGATGTTTTGCTATTTGATTAGGATTTTTACCTGATAAGAACTGTCCAAATATGTATCTTACTATTTTGGCTTGCTCTTTATCTACTTCAAATCCTCCATCCTCTTTTGGTTTAAACCCTAATACATTATTGTATGGAAACGTAACCTTACCTTCAGCAGCTTGTTTTCGTTTAGACCATGTTATATTTTCTGATATTGATCTACTTTCTTCTTGTGCTAAGGAACTCATTATTGTAATAAGCAATTCACCCTTTGAATCAAATGTCCAGATGTTTTCTTTTTCGAAGTATATCTCTACTCCAACATCTTTTAGTTTTCTTACAGTTGATAGTGAATCCACCGTATTTCTTGCAAACCTACTAACACTTTTAGTTAATATAAGGTCTATCTTGCCAGCTAGTGCATCATTTACCATTTCTTGAAACCCTAGACGTTTTTTTGTATTTGTTCCACTTATTCCTTCATCTGAGTACATTTTCACAAACTCCAAATCTTTCCTACTTGATATGTACTCTTCATAATACTTCATTTGAGTTTCATAAGAACTTGTTTGATCTTCATTATCTGTAGATACTCTGGCATAACCTGCGACCTTTTTCTTTTTTATACTAGGTAGTTTTGATTGATGACTGAGTTGTTTATTGGCTTGTATAGTTGTGACTTTTCTATTCATCTTTTACTCCTTTTTTAGGTTACCTTGTTTTTTTATTTCTTGAACTTTATTGAATATTTCTTGAGAAATAATTGCTTCATGTGCATTTTCTACAATGTACATAGTCTTCTCACCAGTATTTTTTACTGAACGACCTTTTTCTTTTACATGAAATGTCTTTTGTAATATAAGTTTTCCCGTATAGGTTTCTTGGGATAGTATTCTATAAATTGCTAGTCTTGAAAACTTTTCTCCTCTTCTTGTACGTTTACCTTCATCATTTATTATCCTTGATATTTGTGTTGGTTTTGTACCTGATAGGTATAACTCATAAATCTTTCTAACAATGTCGGCTTCTGACTCTTCAATTTTATAAGAATCTCCTATCCATCTATATCCTAATATAGGTTGTGGGCTATGTGGTAATCCTTGTTCAAACTTCTTCTTCACACTCCACCTTACATTACTACCTATCGCCTTTGATTCTTCTTCTGAAACAGCAGCGAGTAATGTTAGTAATAACTCTCCATCTGTAGTGAGTGTGTCGATATTCTCTTTTTCAAATTGAACCCCTATGTTTAATTTCTTTAGTTCTCGTATTGTTTCTAATAACTCAATAGTATTTCTTCCAAATCGCGATATAGACTTTGTAAGAATTATATCAATCTTTCCTTTCCTACAGTCATCTATTAATCTTAAATACTCCTTTCGATTTTTTGTATTTCTTCCACTTACTGAGTTGTCGAAATAAACTCCAACATATTCCCAACTAGGATTATCCTGTATGAGTTTATTATAATAGCTTATTTGTTCAGATAATGATTGTAGTAAATCTTGATGTGATACTCTTGCATAAGCTGCAACCTTTTGTTTTTTTACATCGGTCACATTTAGTGTTTCTAACTTTTTTATAGTTTTCATTATTGTATCCTCCTTTCCGTCATTACTATATATCACTCTAAAGCAACTATTTATCAAGTGATAATTCCATAAGTTCAGATAGTTTTGGATTATACTTTTCTAACATCTTATGTTTGAATTTATTAAATTCATCTTTTGTGATTAAATTTTTCCTAAACAAGTTACTTAATATTTTAATTGTGATTTGGTAGGTTACTTCATTTTTAGTGTTCATAGCTACCTCCAAATCTATGTTTGATATAGCATTCATGACTGCAATACTTTCTTTTATTATTGGAATAAGATGTAAATTCTCTTTTACAACATTTACATTGATGTATAGAAAATGCCTTTCTATTCATCTTGTCTTGATTATTCTTCCACCATTTCATTCGGCAAGTGTAACTACAATATTTCTTTTGTTTTTTACCTTTTAAATGAGTTAACTTTTCTCCACATACCTTACAAGTATCAAAATCTTCTATATCTAACTTTTCTAATTTTTCTCTTCTGCAAATTGACTTAACTGTATTTGCTGACACATTTAAACATACAGCTATTTTCTTATAACCTAATCCTTTTTCTCTTAGTTTTTTTATTTCATCTTTCAGTTCCATATTTCCTCACTCCTATGATCTTTATATTCTCTACATCACAGGTAAAGAAAACTATGAAAAATTTAACCTTTAAAACAAAAAAAGACTTACCGTAGACTAAAAAATCTACGATAGGTCTAAACTTCACTTTTAAATATGTTGTGAGTTTTTATTTTTTCTTCAACACAATTAAACAACTATATTTTCAAACTTTTTATATCAATATTTTATAGTTATAACTTACTTTATTCTATCTCTATACACCCAATTGAATATCCATTGAAGATTTATAGATGGTTCGTTATTTTCTAATTCTTCCAATATTGGTTTAAAATTTTCATAAATTTCTTCCTTTATTTTATTTTCATCTATTGTTGATATATCTATATGTTGCATATTATTGCCAAAATCAACTATTTTTAATAATTTAAAGTTTACATTGAAATAATAATCTTTATCATCAGAATCCATATATATATATATTTGTTCATCATCATGCATACTATATCCAAAATAAACATTTTTTTCAACATTTTGAACTGACTTTTCTTCTTGAATTTTATGTTTATATTTAAATCCATCTTTCTTACCAAGAATATCTAAATTTTCTGTAAACATCATCAATTCCAAGTCTCTGACATTACTACTTGATGAATGTTTCGCATAATAAACTGAATTACCTTTTAAATTTGTAT